CGCGGGCACGCTCATCGGCAGCAGCCTGAGCCCGCACCTCGTCGAGGTTGGGGGTGTTGTCTTCCATGTCAGAAGGGGAAGGTACGGGGGTTGTTGCGACAGGTGCCGCAGCCTGGGCAGGCAGACTTCTGCCGATTCCGATTGACGGGTCGGCAGGGATCGCAACCACCGACAGTTCCATCGGTTGCCACTGGGTAATGACAATGTTGTCGTTGCGCTCCTCAGCCGAATCAACGGTGTAGCCCACGGAGATGTTGCGGAGAATTCCGTCCCTCACGTCGGCCAGCACTTCCTCAGCAAATGAGTTGCGGCTGAAGCGGACAAGCGCACGCGCCCGACGCTTTTCACCATCAACCCACGCACGCTCCACAACCCCGATCACGCGGTCAGGGTCATGGTTGAACAGCACCGGAGCGCCGTCATTCATGCGCCCCAGGTCAACGGCACTGGAATCGTGGCTCAGCACCTCGTTCCCAAACCACCGCTTGACCGGGGTCTCGCTGGAGAAGCTGAACTCCACAGTTCGCTCATCTTCCTGGGCATTGAACTGCGCCGGTTCAAACCGTGTCAGCTCTTTGCCAGCAAGTTCACGCTGGAAGTCCATCTTGTTCCGGCTGGTCTAACAGCAGGCTATGGACCAACCTCTTGAGTCATATCCTCTATCTGATCATCACTGCTTGGTTGTTCTGCAGGTTGATCAACTGAATCATTACTGCTGCTGCCTGGATCCATTGGGTCCGAAGGCTGCGCCATACCACCAGCCGCCACCTGCCCAGGGTTTACGTCAAAGACCAAGCCAAGCTCATTGGTCTGTTCAATCTCAGAAGCGCGTGCAGCAATCAGCTCCTGGAAGTCGCCACCGCGTGTCATGACCACCTCGGCCTGCGTCATAAAGCCATTGCGGACTGCATCGCGGTACGCCTTCCCTTCCTTCTCGGGGTCCACCCACTCCCAGCCCCGTGGCACCCAATTAATGTCTTGGTAGCGCTCACGCTCCTGTTGGTAGGCAGGCAATGGCAATGCGCCAACCGCCACCGCTGCGTCCAGCCATGCCTCAAAGACTGGCGTGTGCAGGTTGCTGATCAGGTACTGCTGCAGCGCCTTCCAGTTTTCCCGATCCTCCAGCAGGCTCAGGCGGCTGCTGCTGTAGTTGCTTTGGCTGAAGTCACGGCTGATGGTTTCGTAGCTGACGCCAAGGCCAGCAGCCATAGCCCTGAGCATTGCCCGCACGAACGGCTCAAACTGCCCATCTGGTGCATCCAGCTGCGGGACTGAGACGCTCTCGCCAGGGGCCAGGTACTTGAACACGCCTGGCTCAAACTGGCTCACCCGGTCGCCGTCATACACGTCATCGCCCAGCAGCTCACCCTCAGGGCTGGTAACAAACCCCATCAGGCTGCTGCTAGCACGAGCCCGCACCACCTCAGCCTCTTCATACCCAGCCAGGTGATGCAGCCTCTTAATGGCTGAGGCAAACCAAGTGACGCCACGGGTCTGGTGCGGGCGCTCCATCACCATCAAATGGATCACATCCTCTGCGGGCACAATCACGTGCTCACGCCCATACGGTGCTGGGCGGTTGTCGCCTGGGTGCCTAGTTAGGAATGCGTATGCCAGTGGACGGCCCCACTCATCCACCCGCACGCCCAGTTTCCACTCCTCACCTTGACGCAGGTATCCATCCTTCGTCTCGTCAAGCAGGTCCGCCTCAATCACCTCAAGCGCCAGGGGGATAGCAGATCCACCAAAGGGTTGACGCACCAAGCGAATAAACACCTCACCGCTCTCTGCCATTGCGCCAATAGCCAAGCGCTCAATCTCGTGGAAGTCCAAGCGACCACCTGTATGGCAAGTGCCAGCCCGGCCCCAGCGCTTCCACGCGCTTTCAATCATGTCGTTAATGCGCTGATCAGGCTTGCCACCGCGCCGCATTTTCACCTGCGCCTGCATCCGAATGCCGGTGCCCACCACGTTGTTGCGTACAGCTCGCACGGCTTGGCGGGCGTAGTCCGAATCACGCACCAGCTGCCGCGCCCGATTGCGCAGGCGGACCATGCTGCCGCTGATCTCTGCATCAGCTGAGGTGGAGCTGGTGACCCAATCGCTAGTGAGGCGGCTGATCTTGGCGCCTTCGTACAACCGCCGCCGTGGGGCCACCACTGCAGGCTTTGCCTCAGGCTGCACTTCTACCTTCTTGCGTGCCATCAGCCGAACCTCACGTACATGGTGCCGGGATTACCCAGACCAGCGGCCACCTTTTCTGCTGCGCGCTCCCTGGCCACAACTGCCTTTAGGTGCGCCTCCCGTTCAATCAATTGAGGCAGGTCCAGGCTGGTGAATTGCCTAGAGCCCACCATGTAGTACTTGGCCCCCTTGGAAATGATTGCCCGGATAGCGGCCTGCACTGCCTCTAAATCCTTCTCCGCCTGCGTGCGGCCATCAAAGGCGCCAGGCGTTCCCGTATACACCAGGCTGGCCTTTACCTCCAGCGTGCCAGCGCCCAGCGTCAGCTTGTCGCTGCCTGAAGTGCCTAGCGCCTGCCAGTACCAATTGCCCGCATCAAACCCTGCAGAGGTTGCTGCCGTGATTGTGAAATCCCAGCCGCCGTCAGGGCGGGCCACGCCTGTAACCGTTGCACCTTCGCTAGCCGTATTGGTCCGCAGGTAATAAACCAGCGTCCAGCTGCTGCTGGTCACCGGATTGCCCAGCGTGTCGGACGTGCTCACATCCGTCCACGTCACCGTGTCACCTGCGGTCAGCAGCGAGGGGATGTTCATAGCAACAGGCTATGAATCACCAGCCGCTTACAAAGCTCTGCCGCTGGCTTGCGGGTGCTTGCCGCGTCTTAGTTGCTGCTTCTCCTGCCTTGTTCTCCAGTTGATCCCAGATCGTGCGCCGATCAAAACGCCTGTATATCAGGTGCAATCCGGCATACGCATACACAGCTGTATCCAGCGCCTCGTTCCTGGCGTTGGTTGCTTTGACGTATTCACTGCTTGGCATCCCGTTGCGGCTGTAACGGGTCACCTTCCGTTCAGCAGTGAGCTGCTCAAAATACTCAGGCGTGGCCGCCTTGCCAAAGTGCAGGAAGCCTGGGCCTGGATCGTTGAACCGCAACCGCCCGAACAGGGTGTCCTTAATCGTGTCAGTGCCGACGCTGAACACGCTGGCCCCGCGCTTGAGGATCCTGCCCTTCAGGTTCAGGTCCACCTTCACCTCCTTCCCAATCGGAGGCTTGTTCCTCATGCTGGCGCCTTTGATGGCGACCACATTCACCTGCCGCCGGTCCCTGGCATACATGTAAACCTCGCCTGTGTTGTGGCCGCCAGAGTCCACGCAGGTGGCGACCGCTTTCAGCACCTGCCCATCACTGCGCTTCCATTCGCCCAGCACGATCTGATCCAGCTGCTTCCACACCTCGGTGCGTGTCGGGTCACCCCACACTTCTGAGTGATGCACCAGCCATCCCTCCTCCTCGCGGCCCCAGCCCCAGACACTGACCGCTAGCCGGTTGTCCTGCACGTCAACGCCGCACGTCAGCAGCAGTACGCCATCAGGCACCACGCCAGCTTCATACGCCTCCACGCGCTCAAGCAATGAATCTGCATTGACCTTGCTGCCTGAGTTTTCTTCCCACGGTTCCGCCAACCGGGTGTTGATAAACGTCTTCAGCAGCGGTGCATCATGCTTAGCCCGCAGAAAGTCATCCACCATTTCCGACCAGCTGAGCCAACCCAGCGGTGAGTACAACCCACTTAGGTGGTACCCCTGTGTACGTCCATCACCAGGTGCTGTAGGCCGCCACTCGCCAGCTGCTAGCAGCCTGGCCTTATGCACCTCAGTGAACCGTTCCCGGCAATGCTCGCACTCATAGCGCACGGTCTCTGGCCGGTCCTGCTCCCACTTCACTTGGCGCCATTGCAGCCACTGCATCGCTTCGCAGCTGGGGCACGGCACATAAAAGCGCCGCTGATCACTGCGCTCATACTCCGCTTCGATCCTGCAGACGCCCTTGACCGTGGGCGTGCTGGTCATCAAAATTTTGCGCCTGGCAAACGTTGTGGTCCTGCGCTCCGCCAGAGTCAACGGGTCACCTTCCCCATCCACGTCCTGCGGCCAGCTGCTCACCTCATCAGCAAACAGGTAACGGCAGGGCATTGAGCGCAACCCCGTGGCGCTGTTACTTCCGGTGATGACCAAAATTCCACCCGGATATTCTTTGCAGAACATCGTGTTGCCGCTGTCCCTGCTTCGTGCTGGGGCAATGCGTTCACGCAGCACAGGGGTCTCGTCAATCAAGCTCTCCAGCCGCTGCTTCGCCAAGCGCTTGGCCATATCCAACGTCGGTTGAACCAGCAGCATTGGCCCTGGCGCATGGTGGATTACATAGCCCAGCCAGTTGCTACCGCTCTCGGTCTTACCCGTCTGTGCAGCAAACATCATCACCACCCGCTGCACCGGGCTGCTTGAACTCAAGCAATCCATGGGCTCCTTCAGGTACGGCGTTCTGCCGGTACGCCACGGGCCAGGCTCAGCGCTGGCCTTGCTGCTCAGCATTCGATGCTCATCCGCCCATTCGCTAACGGTCAGGATCGGTTCCGGCTTCAGCCCAGCTAGGAACGCCTCGCGGTAAACCGTTGCTCCATCAGGCATTGACCAGTCCCTCCAACGCTTGCGTGATCTCTTCAGTCAGCGCCATATGGATGGCACTGGCATCGGTTTCAGCCGCCAGCAGGTTGGCCACGCGATCTGGGATGTTGATCAGCGCTTCCCTCACCGTCTTGGCAACGCTGTACGCCTCCTTCTTCACCGCGTCAGCCGCCACCAGCTCGCTCCTGCGGTGGTCCACTTCCAGCTTTGCTAGCTCAGCCTGGTAGTGCTCACGCCTAGCCCTGCTCTCATTCAGGTCAGGGATGGCATCATCCGGCAGCTGGTCAATTCGTTTCTTCAACTGCCTGCCGCTTCCAGGCGGCCTGCCCGGCTTGGGCCTCGCGCCTGACTTGATCCCAGGCACCTGCATCTTCACGTTGCCCTTACGCCTAAAAGCAAGCACCGCCTCACGGTCCAGCATCTTGGTGCCAGGCACTTCATGCAGTGCGCCGCTCGTCAGCAGCTGCGTAATTCGGCCATTGCTGACCCCTAGGATTTCGGCGGCCTCACCTTTGCGGATTAATTGCATCAAACCTCCCGTGAGAGCGGCCAAGGCGGCCAGTGTCTCATCAAATTTTAGAGACACTAAAAT